TCTTCTTCAATATAGTTCAAACCTGGCATTTGATAAGTTTGGTTTGTTGCGTTAGCGGCACCTTGAGCAGATAATCTTCTGAACTCGGCTGCGTTAACTTGGTCACCAACAACATCGTACATAGGACGATATTTGTTTTTTCTCATTGCTGCTTTTAAATAATCAAAGAAACGGTCTTTGTCAGCAGTAAGGTTGTCAAATTGGTCGTTAGTAGTCTCATCAAACAACATGATAGAGTCAGTTCCAACTTGTGAACGGTTAGTGTCAATCCAAGCAGTATTGTAAGAAGATAAATCTTCATAAATATTGATTAGAGCATTCTTGATGTTGTGTTGAAGTATTTCTTCATAAGTGAACTGGTTATTGTCCGCTTGTTTGTAAGATACTTTCCACTTTTGAACTCTCTTAATGAAAGCCACATCTTTTTCAAAAGAATCTGCAAAACCTGCAGCAGCGTGAGAGGCTGATTTAGCCGTACCTGATGCAACATAGTTTCTATTGAATAAAATAGCCTTAGTAGGCTGTTCGTCTGATTGTTTCAAAGCAGTTAAGTTTTGAAACACGCTATTGTCATTTCTTAATAGCATCGCTAAAAGAGAATGCTCCCAAGTTCTCATCTCGGCATCTCCCATGATGCCATTTTGAGACTTTGTTATAGCCTTTAATAATTGGGTTGCTGTTAAATTTGCCATTTTAATTTAAAATTTCTGGATTAATGTCTACATAAGTTTTTAGCAATGCTTGTGCCTCTTGACTTCCAGGGTGCAGTCCTTTTTCTTTCATTTCAACTTCGTAATCTTCAAAGGTACTTCCTTTACCACTATTGGGTTTAGGGTTGCCTCCTCTTCCACGAGGCGGTTGGTTTTCTTGAAAATCCCATCCACGCTCTTTTACAAATCCACTAAGAACTTCTTCTACTTTCATATTTGATGCCAGTTCATCTTGTATTGGTTTGCCGTCTTTATAGACTGCTCCATCTTTAATTTCGTGACTTTTCAAAAATAAATCCAAAACATCATCTCCTTTAAGACCTATATCAGCAAGTTTCGGGATTGCACCTAATAAAGTTGAGCGTGTCTTAACACCTTCAACCTCTTTTTGTAAGTTAGTATATGCAGATTCCTTTTCCCTTATGGTATTTCTTAATGTTTCTAATGATGTTTCTAACTCTGAAACCTTTTTGTCAGGCTCAATTTTTGCTTGTTTTAAGACGTTTGTTTTAAAGGTATCAATGAATTTTTGCGGATCTTTAATAGATTCCTCAAATCCTACCAATTTACTCATGTCTTTTAACTGCATTTCCCTTGCAGCTTCACTACCAGCGTCATAGCGAGATTTACCGTGATTGTCCAAAAGAGTTGTCTCTTGGTCTTTACTTAAAAATCTCCCTTCTGGTAAAGTTATTTCTACCTCAGTTTCTGAAGTAAGTCCTTGTGCAAATTCCTCTGCGTTTAGATTTAGCATACCCGCTATTTTATCTAAGATTTCCTTTTTGTACATTATTTACTATTTACTTAATTCATTTATTTTTTCGGTTAAGTCTTCTGAAGACCATCCGTGATAAGCATTTTTGCCTGATAACTCTTTATATTTTGCCTTAAGGTCTTTTTTTGAACTATCATCCCCGATAGTTTCTTTTTTTTCCTTTTTAGGCTTCTCGTCAGCAAGTACATACTTAATTTTTAAGCCTTGACCTCTTTTTTCGCTGAAATCAGCGTTCAATTGATCCGCAGACTCTTGGGTTATTTTAACCACTCTGTCAGAGCCTTTACTTCCATCAGGTTTGGTAGCCTTCATTGGAATAAGTTCTCCTCTATGCCATTCCATTACCTTGAACAACAGTTGTTTGTTTTCCATTTGATTTAGTTTTAATATAATTATTTAATTCTTCCTTCAATCTATTATCGTCTTTAAGAATGATATCAGCATCCGTTAAGGTGCTGTGCCATCCTATAAAATATATTTTCATTAGTTTTTCCTCGTCCTTAATGAGTTCCGTTCCAATAACTTCTGTAATAGTCATATTCGGGAACGGCTCTATTCGTGCCAACTTCTGTTTTTTAGCGAGTTCAATATCATCATTCTGATATTCTGCATAGAAGTATTTTGCTCTCATGTCCTGTAGGATCAGGTCAGAAACCTTCTCTCTACTTGCTTCCATTAATACTTTTAGTATCTCATCAGGAGTCTCAATTGCGTACCTGGTACCATAACTAACATAAGACTTATAATCTCTTTTATTTAGAGAAATAGAACCATAACAATCAAGAATAAACTGATGTAGTAATGAGAATGTGTGTGATATATCACGAAGTCTATCCTGAACTGGCTGAGTGTCTATAAAACGACCTGTAGCCGTTTCGTTTCTCCCTCCTTGTTCAAAGGTTGTTCCCCATAGAACCTGATAAAGATAGTTTCTTGAATCTCTTATGTTCTCATCATATTTCTTCCATATCTCAATAGATGGATTCACATAACCTGCAACATTTGGAGCAGGGTCAACCTCATCTTTTTCAGCGATAGGAACTATCATCACATCACTCGGAGAAACTTTTTGTTTGTATCCAGCACCACCGCAAGAATTACATTCTGTTTCTAACCAGATATCATCTCCAGGAGTCTCTTCATATTTAATAACTCCTTCACCGTGACATTTAGTACAAGCCTCAGGGCGTTGCCAGTATTTAGCAAAACCCTGAGATATCTTGTGTATCTTATTAATCGACACATCGTGAAGTAAGTCTTTAGCCTCTTCATTGATGTCCGATATGAAACTGTCAAAAATATTATAGTTAGGGTTTTTAACGTCTCCAACTATGATTGCAGGAACAAACCCAAAGAAATTATCTAACCTATCACCAGTTACCTCACGGACTTGTTCTGTTTTCGTTGTGTCTGGACTTGGTTCTTTAACAAATATTCTATCTAACTTATCGTCGATGACTCTATAGTAGATTCTTTTCACCTTATCGGCATCAATCCTCTCTTCTCCCTGAAAAATAATAGCATCAACCTTGTTTCCTTTGTTTTTATACCATAAAATTTCATCAGAGCCTATAAACGAAGTACTTAACTGCCCCTCATCATCAAGGTCAACAAAAAGTATCCCATTAGGGTCAATGACATATTTCTTTAATACAACTTTCTTTAGATAGCGTTTGATGTCTAATCCGTCAGCAACTTCATTAACCGCTACTTTAACGGTATTAATCTCTGTGTCTTTTAAATTGTAGTTGATGGATCCGCCTTTGGCTGAGAAGATTTTGTCTAAAGGTCTTAAAATAAATGAAAAAACAGACTTGTTTGATTTCATTATTTTTTCACGCAATATTTTTTGATTGCTGTTCTCGTACTCATCTAAACCCTCTAAGTATTCTGCCGCCCCTTTTCCAGTAACGTGCATATTCATCTCTTTGGAGAGTTTTATTGATTTTTTTATTTCGTCAGAAACTCCTTTAAATATTAGTTTTTCAACTTCAGATTTGGATAGTATCATTTATTAAAACATAAATTATGCGCTTTGTAAAGATATAAAATATAATATTACAATAAATTTAAATAAAATTTCTCGATATTATACAAAAAAAAAGAGACAATCTTTTTATAGACCGCCTCTTTAACCTTTAAACCTCCTTTACAGGACTCTAATCATGAACTGCAAAAGTATGAAAAAAGTGTTACAAATCAACTATTCATAACACTTTTAAAGAAAAATTTTCACTTTATATCATTTTTTTCGATGGCTTTGTTGCCATGTGTCAAATATAGTAAAAATATGTTACTGTTCAATAAAACCGTATGTTCATTGTCAATGAACACCTTAAAATAATGAACACTATCTCAATAAACTACCCATAAATCGCTTTCTTACAGGCTTTAAATCAAAAAAGACTCTCATAAATATAGCATCACGGTAGTCAGGAGACCTCCCAATGTCTTGTTTTATATCACCTTTCCCCTTACAGTCAAGTTTTCCAATGTCAGACAGCTTTGATTGTATCTGGTCTAACTCCTGCATAATATCTGCTTGTTGTTTTTGACTGAGGTCGCACATAATCCATATTTTCCCTTCATTTATGATTCTTGCTAAGTGGTATAGGCATTGTACTTGTAGGTTTTTGTAGTTTACCTCTTCATGTTGTTCTCTTATTGGGGATGCGTTGTTATTGAATGAGCGGATCCCTGTGTTATCTATGACTCCACCTCCAACACCATCGGCATCACCAACACACCTGTTTTTGGGTATCTGGTATTTTAATCTCAATTGATTAATCATTAATTGAAGTTCTGTAGTCTTTGAAATATCAAAAGTCTTCATTTCCACAAGCCTCCAACCTCTCCAAACACAAATAACGGCTTTATCACTACCGAAACGAGCAATATCCGCTGTCATAAATGTATTTCCCTGAGGCACATGGTTATTTGAGAATATCTGTTCAATCATTTCGTATTCACATAGAGCATTAGGGTTGTCTTCATATTCCCAATTCCCTTTAAACAGTCTTTCATATGATGACTTGTCTTCAAGAGCCAATCGTCTTAAAGACTCCACATAATCCTCCTCAATAAAAGGATTTTCAGTTACTAAACAACTTAAGTAGTGTTTGTGTGACTCTATATTTCCCGCTTTATCTTTATCGTAGAATTGGGTCTTCGTCCAGTTTTTCTTTGGGTTACCAGACATAAATAGAATCTTTTTGATGCCAAATTCCTTATTCATATGTCTTCCAATACGAGTCCTAAGAACAATGTATGCCTGTGGATGAATCTCACCTACTTCTTCCATCCAACCACCTGTATATTCAGTAGAACCAACACTTTCAAACATCGGGTCACTCGGTTTATAGGTAACTTCGATGAGGTTGATATATGAGCCATTACCAAACGATATAAAATGCTTAACTCCATTGAACTTGAAGTCATCAAACCCATATGCCTTACAAACTTTTACAAAGGTCACATAAACAGAATCAACAATATCTTTAAGTTCCTTACGAGCAACGAACCAACGTGTGCCGGGATATAGGATACACATAAATAATAACCACACACAACCAGTCCATGTTTTTGCTCCACCTGCGGCTCCACCATATAAAAACTCTTCAAACTTATTTGAGGTGAGTATTTTGAGAGCCTCTTCTTGCTTTTTGTGGGTGCAGGTCAAACCATGTTCATTCTTTCCAGTAACAATGAAATTAAAGTCTCCTGTTTTAAATAACCTCGCCCTAACATCAATAGGCTTTACCTGAGATACTAACTGTTGTATTTTATGGTTGTCTGATAGGTTTTCCATTATAGTTTCATAGTTTGTCAAATTTTTGTTTTAACTCATACAACTCCTGCCTTTGTTTTTGCTCCATTTGTTCTATTTGTTCAAAAATATAGTCCTGAGAAATGAAAATATCTATTCTCTCATATCTGAATCTTTGTTTTCCTTCACACAGTAATGTATTCTCCTCATCTTTTAATAAAGAGGCTTCAAATCCTGCCCTCATAATTTCTTCTAATCTTTTTTCTTCAGTTCTTATTTGTTGTTGAAGATAGTTTGCTTGTGATAATTTTTCTTCTGTCATGATTATAGTTTTAGTTTATTAAGTATTTCATAAAGCACGGAAACGACGATGCTATTTCCTGCTTGTTTGTAGGCTTGTGTGTCCGAGACATTCCAAGTAAAAGTGTCCGGGAAGTCCATAAGGCGAAAGCATTCTCGTGGAGTTAGTCTGCGGATCCGTGTGCCTACTTTGTACTGCCC